AACGAGACCCTCCGCCGCGAATCGAGCGACAAGCGCGCCTTCCACGACGCCGCGTTCGCCGAAGGGATGAAGGCCCGGCGGTCGGAACTCCGCCAAGCCATGTCTCGGATGCATCCTCTGGCCCGCGCTATCGCCGAGGCCGCGATGAAGAAGACCGACGAGGGACTGTCCCGCCGGACGAACGGCGAATTCCGCTCCTACTTCCCTGTCCTCCATTACGATTCCAGCAACCTTGAGCCGCACCGCGACGCTGCAACCGACTGGAAGGAGCGCCGCGCGTGACGGCCTACTACAACGAGCACGACCCGTTCGCCGCCGCGTGGCTCCGCAACCTCATCGCCGCCGGACTAATCGCCAAAGGAGAAGTGGATGAGCGAGACATCCGTGACGTTAGACCGAGAGACCTTGACGGCTTCGCCCAGTGCCATTTCTTCGCTGGCATCGGCGTCTGGTCGTATGCCCTTCGGAATTCCGGCTGGTCAGACTCTCGACCCGTTTGGACTGGAAGCTGCCCCTGCCAACCTTTTAGCGCGGCAGGCCAGCGCAAGGGGGCTGCTGACGAGCGGCACCTATGGCCCGCGTTCTTCCATCTCATCCGTGAGTGCGGACCTGACACGATCTTTGGCGAGCAAGTTGCGAGCAAAGACGGACTTGCTTGGTTCGACCTTGTTTCGACTGACTTGGAAGGAGCGGATTACGCCGTCGGGGCGTGTGATACCTGCGCTGCGGGCGTCGGTGCTCCGCACATCCGGCAGCGACTCTACTTCGTGGCCGACTCCCAATACGCCGAGCGGTGGGCCAAACATCAAAAGCACAACGACGCACACAGGCGGAATGGATCTGGAAGGGGCGGTAACCCTCGCAAGTTGGCCATCCCCGATGGCGGGAACGCCAGCACAGAAGGGATACAACGAAGCGGGGAACACGGACAGCAGCCGGAAGACAGTTTCGTTGATCGCGCCGTGGTCAACACCGAGAGCGAACAAATGGGGCTTTCCGGATGCTCACGGCAGCCACGAACAGCCAGCGAGTTGGGCGACACTGGCAACGAGGGACTATCGCAGCGAGAGCGCGACGGACGAGTTCAACGAGAAGAGATGGGGTCATCCGAGAGGGAAGCCCTTATCGGCGCAGGCCACTCTTTCTGGAGCGATTGCGACTGGCTCCCCTGCATCGACGGAAAAGCCCGGCCAGTTGAACCCGGCACATTCCCGCTGGCTCATGGGGTTGCCAACCGCGTGGGACTCCTGCGGGGCTATGGTAATTCGCTTGTCGCGCCGCAAGCCGAAGCGTTCATAGCGTCCTACATGGAGCTGTGCTGATGCCCGTCACAACCCTCGACACTCCCAATCCATCCCTCCCGCGCGACATCGTCTGTCCGCCGCGCGGCACCGACGTCACGAGCAGCAGCCGCGTCCACGGCTGGCAAATGGAGTGTGTCCAGGAAGGAACCCGCTACCTGCAATCCCAGCCTGGCTACGACGACATCGACTCCTCCATCCGCATCATCTCGAACGCCGACCAGGAGATGTCGAAGCACCTGTCCCAGGTGCGCATCAATCTCATCAAGCGCGACGTCAGCGAGATTGTCGCCACCCTCTCGAACGTCCGGATGCTCGGCGAGCTGAAGTGCGACAACCGCGACTTCGACTCCCAGCTCTCCGCCCTGAACAAGATGCACCGCGCCTGGTACCTGAACACCTTCGTCGATCGCGCCTTCAAGCAAGCCCTCCAGTACGCCGCCGTCGGCGCCAAAGGCTACGTCGGCCTCGACTACGAACCCTCCTTTTGGACCAAGCGCCGCGGCGACATCACCGTCCCGGTCTACGGCCCCCGGCAAATCCTCCCGGTCCAACTCGGCCCCCATCACGACCTCCAGCGCGCCTACGCCGTCACCATCAAGACCCAGATGGGCTACATGGAAGCCCTCGCCAAGTGGCCTACCTGCGCCGCCCTCTTCACCTACTCAACTGACCGCCCATCCTGGTTCCGTCGCGCCGCGCAGCGCCTGAAATTCCACTCTCCGGCCCTCAACGCCTCCGAGCGCGACAAGCACCGCGAGGACGACACCTCCTTCCCTCTGGTCGACATCTTCACGACCTACGTCAACGACATGTCCGTCAATCCCTACACCCAGCCTGTGTCGATGGGCCCGGTCGGGACCAAGTGGAACTACACGGTCCCCTTCGTCGGCCAGGACATCCCATCTGGCATCCGCGATGGACAGGGCCGGGAACTGACGCGGAAAGCAACCGCCGCCGACTGCCTGCTCTACCCTCTCCGTCGCCGCATCATCTCGACAACCCTCGGCACAATCGACGACGACACTTCCCCATGGTGGCACGCCCGCGTCCCCGTCGTCCCCTTCGGCCTCGACGACTGGCCGTGGGATTTCCTCGGCTACTCCCTCATCCGCGACGTGAAACCGGCGCAGGACGCCCTGACCTCCATCCTCCGCGCGATGAACGACTCGGTAAACGCCAAGCTCGACCCGACGATGCAGTACCCCGACAACATGTCGAAGTCCTTGATAGAGCGCATCAACATCCGCAAGGGCGGCGCGGGCGGCAACGTCCGCATCCCCGCGATGACCGGCGAGCAGGTTAAGCCCCTCGTCCCGCCCGAATACTACAACCTCCCGGCGTGGATGATGGAGTTCGTCAAGTCCCTGTCGGAAGCCATCCCGAACCTCCTCGGCACCCGCGACATCAAAGCTCTCGCCAACGCCCGCCAAGTCCCCGCCGGCGACACCCTAGAAAAGTTGATGGAGTTGGCCGGGCCGCGCACCGCCGACAAGTCTCGCTCGATGGAGCAGTCCATCCGCGAGTTCACCGACATGTGGAAAGCGATGGCCTTCGAGTTCTACGACGCCCGCCGGATCGTCCAGGTCCTCGGTGAGGACGGCGTGACCGAGCACATGTTCGACTACGACCCCGGCAACATGATTCCGTCGCACACGCCCGACGAATACGAACTCATCTCTCAGCACAAGATGCAGCCTGGCGACGAATCCCGCGTTGGCCTCGTCGAGCGTGCCCGCGCCCACATCGACACCTTCTACGCCCACGTCAAGCCCTACTCCCTGCACCAGATGACGCAGATGTCCCAGCGCCTCCTGCTGATGCAACTCTTCATCCGCGGCTTCCCCATCGACCCGTGGACTATCGCCGAGTCCTTCGACATCTCGAACTTCGGCCGCCCGCCCGCCGAATACGAGGATACTGTGTTCGGCAAGTGGATTGGCTGGGAGAAGATCAAGGCCGAGATGGCGCAGGCGATGGGTGGAGGGCAGGCGGGTCCGCGTGGACGGAAGCCCAGTGGACAGACCGCTCCGGTTGCAGGTCAAAAATCGGATGGGCGTCCAGTGGTGCGGGAATCGCCGAGATGACGCCGACCGACACCGCGAAGGTGGAATCCTGGGTCATCCAACGCTGGAACGACCACCCCGACATCGCCGCCATCTTCCAACACCTCCACGACACCCACGCGACCGGACGCCTGATGCTGCACCTCGGCAATGGGACGCCAGTCGCCGTAGAATTCTGCGAGCGGGCGTCCGACGACCTCTACATCCCCGAGGCGACCTAGTGCCGCTGCGTGTCCAAATAGTAACGAACACTCTCAATCCCGTCAGCGCCCTCATTCGATTCACGACGAAGGGGTGGGCATCGCACGCAGAAATGGTTGACACCGACCGTGGAATCACCCTCGGTGCGCGTGCATGGACGTTCCGTTACAAGGGCGGCTTGCAAATCCGCGAGTCGAAGTACGACCATTATTCCAAGGTCGAGCAATTCGTCCTCAACAGTCCCAACAGTCCAGAATTGCTGCAGGATGCTTGGGACTGGCTCTATCAACGCATCGGCACTCCCTACAACTACCGTGGATGTTTCGGCATCGCAACGAATCTGATGCTCACCAATCCGAAAGCCATGGACTGCAGCCACGCAATCTTCGCGGCGACTTGGCTAGGCGCGGACTTCCCACTCCTGTCCACGCGCCCGTCTAACCTTCCGTGGCGGATAACTCCGCAAGCATTGCTTGGTTCGCGCGGCCTCGTCTACGTCCCAACTTTACCCTGATTGAAATGGAGGTGATGCCTTATGACGGTATGCGGAATCTGCGGTGGTTATCATCCAGGACATCCATGCCCAGGAATGGCGCACTAGCGCGGCGGTCACGGAGCGCGCGCACAGTAACGAGTGACTGTCGATTTCTCTTGACAACCTCCCCCTCTTGCGCTTACCGTGCAGTCGAGCGCAGCCAAGACCGGAAACGGCAACTTAGGGCAGCTTCAGCGGACTCCATCCCGCCGAGGCTGCCCTTTTTATTTGGCTGCGACCGTGAATGCCAATTGAGCACTTCAAGTCGGCTGAGGCGGAACGGCGCAACTTAGCCTACCGCCACATGCACGGCATCCCGTACACAGCGACAACCGCTGTCGTAGCTGGGAAGGCGCACAAGGTCAAGCATTCAACCAGCGGCCCGCGGGCGCGGATTGACGCCGCCCAACGGCGCAGAGGAGGAACGATGGCCCGACGCAGACGGCATGGAAAGAAACGCTAACGATAGCGTAGCTCCTTCTGTCGGAGAGTTCCCGCTCCACCGAATCTGGACGGTTGAATTCCCTCGATAGACCGAGGTCAGAAGACGACGGAAGGGGTAGGGCGACCTCCCCTTCCTATTTCCCAAGACGACAGTGGAGGTTGCAATGGCGCGAAGGGGCGGCAAACGTCGCGGCGGCAAGCGAGGCAGCAAGCGCGGCGACGATAAAATGAGAGGACGGTACTAACCATGGCGAGGCGCAGAGGCGGCAAACGCGGGATGAAGACCCTCCCCACAACCGGCGTTATCGCATCGCCACAGATCAACCCAATGCGCGGACGCGGACGAGGCCGAGGTCGTGGCCGACGCGGCGGCCGAAGACGCTAACAAGGGATATGACACTTGGCTTCCACTCCGACAGTCCCCACGGGAGCAGACCAGCAGGATGCTCCGGACACCTCAGCCCTTTTGGGCGGGGAAGGTCCGTCGCAACCGACGCAGTCCTCGCCATCGGAATCGGACGCCAACCGTCAGTTTGTATCCTTAGTCCGGCAGATCCACGACAGCCTCGAAACACTGGCGCGGATGCGTCCGGCAATCTCACCGTTCGTCAAGCAGGCGCAGAACGCCCTGACGCAGGGAATGGTGAAAGCGGTAACCGCCCGGGGGGCAGGACCAGAGGAAAGGCAGCCGGCACCCTAAGGGGCTGACGCTGCTCGAATCCGCCTGACCGGAAGGGCCACTGGAGCCGCGAAAGCGGAAGGTGGCGAACACGGAGACAGTAAGTGAAGAAGGCGGTTCCAAACTTGAGCGCGGTTTCGATGCTTGATTGGGCGAAGATGGCCGCCTATATAGACGGCGAAGGGAGCATCTACATCTCGTCCGCCCAGAAACATGCGCGAAACTTTCCGGTGTTCACGCTTGGGTTGAACGTGTCGAATACAGACAGACGATTGGTCGAATGGTGCAAGTCCATATTTGGAGGCTCCATAAAGACCAAGACACATCCGCGCACCAAGAGGCGGACATCGTACATTTGGATATGCTACTCCGATCATGCTGTGGCGGTTCTCAACGGCTGTATCCCACACTTCGTTATCAAGAAGCGCCAAGCTATGACGGCGGTTGCGTTCCAATGCTTGTCGAACATTCGCTCCGACGAAGACCGTCGGTTCTTCTCGCCAGGTGTTCGCAAAGTTCGCGCAATTCTCTGTGACCACCTTCATGCGTTGAAGGAACCAAAACTGGAAGCTCTCCTTGCGGAGAGAAAGGTTGAGGTGCCCACATATGTCCAGTAAAACGTTTGCGTTGAATTCATGGGTTGATAGCTTGGCGCAGGCTGGGAAGTTGACCGAGGATGAAAAGAAGTCGATGCAAGCGGTCCTCTCTGCACATCCAGAGGCAACCGAGTTTGTAAAGTCGGGCTATATGGCGCAATCAGAATTTTCACGCCACATGGACGAGTTGCGCACGAAGGAAGAGGGATTGAAGCAGGAATACCTGTCGAAGACCGAGCAGGAGTTACAAGCCCTCGCTGGCGCGCGCTCCGAGTTCGACACCCGCTACCAGAAGGCCATCTCCGACCGCATCGAGGTCGAGAACAGGCTGGCGCTGGTGAAGGGCGAGATCGACCGCGTCGCCGCCGAATACGCAATCCCCGACGACGCCCTGAAGAACATCCGGGCAGGCGCGACCACAACGCCGCCGCCAACGACTCCACCGCCGACGCAGCAACCCGCGTTCGACGCCTCAAAGTATATGACCATGGAGCAATTCTCCAAGGAAGCCGGAGCCTACACGGTCCTGCCCATCGAATACATGGCAATCGCCGAGGAGCACCGCGACCTATTCGGCTCAAGCCCATTCGTCCGCAAGAACGGCCAGTCCGCGATGGACGTCGCCCTCGCCCGCGCCAAGAAGGACAAAGTCCCGCTGCAGACCGCTTGGGAGCGCGAATTCAACGTCGCGGCCAAGCGCGAAGAAGTCCGCGAGGCCGGAGTCAACGCCCGCATCGAAGCCGCGCGGAAGGAAGCTGAGCAGAAGGTCCGGTCGGAGCTCGCCCTCCAAGGCACTCCCGTCCGCGACCCCAACCTCAAGCTCCCTGGCTCTCCCGTCCTGCACATGACCGAGCCGCCGCTCAGACCTGGCGAGACGCAGCGCACTGCTGCCGACAGCCCGATGTTCCGGCGTGCAACCGCAGGGTCGGCGGACGACCGTGTCCGCGCGGGAATCGCAGCGTTCGAGAAAAATTTGTCGGAATCCTTGGAAGGAAGTGTGCAGTGAGCGCGAAGACCACCAGACCGGAGCCGACGGAAGTGGACTGGGCGCGTTTGGCTGCCTTTATCGACGGGGAAGGTTGCATCTATATCAACCTCCATCGTCAATTCTATCCGCACCTCAACAAGATGTACGAGAGGTGCTATGCGAAGATTGTCGTGACTAACACGGACTTCCGCATTGTACATTGGCTGCAAGATACGTTCGGGGGAGTAGCACACCTAGAAAAGCGGCGTGCCGATAAGCGTGACGTATGGGCGCCGACGATGCGGTGGGAAGCCTCATGTAAGTCAGCGGCAGTGCTTCTGGAACGTTGCTATCAATACCTGATAGCGAAGCGTGAACAAGCTGACATAATTTTCGAGTTTCAAGCGACGGTAAAATGGCCCGGGCAACATGGTCATGCAACGGAAGTGTGGCAACGTCGCATGGAGTTGCGGAACAAGTTGCATTCGTTGCATGGTGGGTTTCACGGACAAGGGCCAATTCGCACGACGGATAGACTTCAGTAACTTGACGGAGGAGTATAAAAATGAGCGACCCGATCTTGGATTCGATAAACGTTTCCACATTGAAGGAGGTCTGGCCGCGCGTCTTGTACGATAATTATTTCCTTGGTAGCCCCTTCCAAGCATACTTGCGTGCAAAATGTATGCGCCCATTTTCCGGCGGCGCATTTCTTCAGAACTCCTTCCTCTACGGCTCCCTGATCGGCGGCGCCTACCAGAAGGGCGGGGCGAACTTCAACCTGACCAAGCCGCAGATTGTCTCGGCGACCTTGTTCGACCCGAAGTATTACGAGGTCAACGTCTCCGAGTATCTGGAAGACATCGACGTCATCAACAAAGGGCCGAACGCCGTCTTCTCTCTGGTCGACATCGACATGCAGGCCGCCGTCAATACCCTCTCGACCATCATCGCCCTCGACCTCCAGCAGAACGGGCAGGGCAGCCGCGTCCTCTCCATCAACGGCTGGCCCGAAGCCTTCAACGACGGAGTCCTCCCCGACTGGCAGGGCAACGTCTGGACAACCTACGGGACGCAGGCGCGCAACGGCGCGGTCAAGTCCGCCCTCAACAGCAGCCCATTCTGGTTCGGCACGTCAACCGGCGCGACCGCACCCATCACCTACGCGGGCCTCATCGAGATGTATCAGGGATACTGCCGCGGGTTGAAGCAGCCCGACCTCCTCGTCGGCAACCGCGCCATCTACGCCTATGTGCTGGAGCGGATGCAGACCCAGCAACGCTTCGCGCAGGAGAAGGACCCCTACTGGGGCGTCAGCGGCTTCCGGTTCGAGAACGCCATCTTCCTCAAGGACGACTACTTCCCGTCCCTCAAGTACGGCCAGAACGACCCGAACCTCGGGAACTGGCTGACCGCGACCTTCACCAACCCGGTGGCCGCGACGGGAACCTTCGCCAACAACTTCCCGAACTCGACCTCGGCGGCGAACCTGACCCCGGGCGAAGTCCTTGGGATGTTCAACACCGACTACATCCTGTTCCGCATCAGCGACAGCGCGGAATTCGGATTCGGGTTCACCGGATTCATCCGGGCGCAGGACAACACGAGGGTTGCAGGCCAGAGCAAATGTGCGTGTAACCTCCAAGTCCTCAGCCCGTGGTCCGGAGGCTTCGGGATGGGAATCGGAGGTTAGTTACGTAGTATATTGACGCTCATGGAAAACATGACTCACGTCCGAAACCATTTGACAGGACAAGCAGGAGTGTTCCGTGTGGCGTCTGAGTTGTTACTGCGTGGCCTTCATCCAATGTTACCGTCGGTAGACCACGGCGTTGATTTGTATGTCGAGGGTGGAGCACGGATTCAAGTGAAGGCGTCCAACCACATAACGACTACGGGACGCACCAGTTTCTATCTAGCACACGGCTACCGAATGAGCAAGGATGGCACCATTGCCTGTGCCGCTCCAATTTTCAGCAAGTTGTGTGACTTCGTTATACTCTGGGGCATCGCGCGAGACAGGTTCTGGATAGTTCCGGCAATGACCCTTGATGGGTTTAAGTCATGCGCTGTTGGTGGAACACGCTACCAGAGTGTGGCGTCCCCTGAAATGGTAGTCGAGATTAGGCGACTAAGAGAGAGCGGCCTAAACCGTGCGCGGGTTGCATCCATAGTTGGGTTGACGTCTCACACTGTTCGACACATTGACCGAAATCCTTCCTATGGTAAGATTCGCGGTTATCATGGTACAGAGCATGGTCTTGTGGAGCAAGTTGAAGAATGTGAAGACAAGTGGGAAAAAGTTTTGGAATTCACGCGGGTCGTCCGCGAACTAGAAACCTCGGAGGTGCCTTATTCCGTCTAATCTTGTTAGTCAAGTTGGAATCCTGACCGCAGCCCTCGCCTCGGTCAATGACGCCTTCCCCGGCACGTCCTACGCGGGGCCGACCAACCAAGCCTACTATGGCTCGCAGGTTGGTCAACGGTTCGCGCTCGGCAACGACGACCCGATGATTACCCGGCAGACCGCCCTGTTCGGCGGCTGCTTCCAATACGTCCAGTTCTACAAGACGCAGACGGCGACTCCAACCGTCGGCAACATCGCCTTCTGGCAGACCGACACGTCCTACGTCGTCACCTCGGACGAGCCCACCGGTGTCTCGGACATCGCGGGCATCATCGTCAGCGCGACGACCAAGGGCAACTACGGCTTCATCCAGATCGACGGGAAGGTCACCGTCAACTTCCGCGCGACGGTCACCAAGGCGACCCCCGCGATCGGTGACCTCGTCCTCGCAGCAGCCGCAGGCGCGGGCGTCGACAACGCCAAGGCCGACGTCCTAGCCGACGCGACCTCGATCACCTCCGTCCAGTTCCGTCACGTCCTCGGCATCGCGGTCGTCGCCCCGGTCGGCGGGACAGGGACAGCCGTCCGTCTGGGCGCGGGCGTCGGACAGCGGATGAATTTCTAGGCAGTCGCAGCAACGCAG